CGCCAATCAATCGGGGAAGTGGCGCGTGCGCTGGTACTCGACCGGCACCGGGCAGGCCGCGACCGAAGACTTTTTCACCGTCCGAGATTCGGACTTCGACTAGGGCGCCGCGCGCCAGGAGGTATTCGATGCCGACGCAAATCCAGACCACCATCGAGGTGGACGCCACCCTCAAGGCCACGCTCGCCGAAGGCGAACTCCGGGTGGTGCTGACCGTCGCCGCGCCATACGGGCCGGACTTTCCGGGCCGCAAGGCCGGCGTGAGCGTGGAGGAGTTCGACCCAGGCCTACTGGCTGCCGCGCGCTCGGCGCTGCAGGCCCTGGCCGACTCGCAGATCGCCAAGGCGGCCAACCGCGCTGTGCGCGCCGCCCACGAAGCCGCGGCCGTGGCCGCTCGCCACGGGGAGGGTGCGTAATGTCCGCCAACATCCAAGTCATGGGGGGCGGCGTCGGGCCGACCGGAAGCCTGGCGCTCCGCAAGATCTCGGGCGGTGTCCAGCACGCGCCGGCGCCGCTGCGCGAAACACTCGGCGACCTGTGGGACTGGGTGCTCCGCTGGGGCACGCCCAACAAGGCCGACGCGCCTGAGGCCAACGCCTGGCGCTTGCGCAACCTGCCGCACCTGTGGCGCGGCTTCCGGCGCGTGGCCATGGCGCGGGCGCTGCACCTGCCGCACTTCTACGGCGTGGTCCAGCTCGCCGTGATGCGCCCGCAGGTGGGCGGCCCGGACGAGGTGGCCCGGCTGCGCGAGAAGTGGCTGCCCGAGCGCCAGGAACTGAACTTCTACCAGTGGCTGCGCGCCCACGGCTACGCCGTCCAGGAGACGAACCTGGGCCTGGCCAGCCTGCGCGTGGTCACCACGGCCGGCGTGAACTTCCTGGTGGACGCCTTTCAGAACACGACCGAGTTGGAGATCCTCAAATACCACGCCCTGGGCACCGGCAACACCGCCGAAGCCGCCGGCGACACGGCGCTGGTCACCGAACTCACTACCGAGTACACGGGCAACGTCCGCGCCACCGGCACAACGACCGAGGGCGCCAGCGCCAACATCTACCGCTCGGTCGGCACCAACACGCTGGACAGCGGCACGCCGGCGGTGGTCGAGCACGGCCTGATGTCGCAGGCCGCAACCGGTGGCGGCACGCTGTGGGACCGGTCGGTATTCAGCGCCGTGAACCTGAACGGGGCGAACGGCGACGGCCTGCAGACCACCTACGACGCGACGTTCGCCGCGGGGAGCTGAGCCGCCATGACCGTCCGAGCCGGAATGGAGCATCTGATCACGCGCCTGCGCGGCCTGACCGAGGCCGGCACGGCCGACTACACCCTGGCCGGCGTCTCGTACTGGTCGGACGATCAGATGCAGGACGTCCTGGACCGGCACGGCCAGCCCGTCTGGCGCCAGGCACTCACGCTCGGCGACTGGGACCAGAACAGCGAGTATCACGACTACTACCTGCCGGTCAAAAACGCCGAGGGCACCGCCAGCGGCACGGCGGTCTGGCGCCTCGAAGACGCCAACGAGAACCTGGTCGGCGTGGCCTACACGGTCAACGACGAGTCCGGCCTGGTGCGCTTCACGCCGGACACCGAGGGCTCGGCCTATTACGTCACCACCCGGACGTACAACCTCAACCGGGCGGCGGCGGAGGTGTGGGAGACCAAGGCCGCCCACGCATCGAAGGGCTACGCCTTCACGGCGGACGGCGCGACATACAACCGCCAGCAAGTCTATGAGCACTGCCTGCGGATGGCCGACCGCTACCGGAACCTGTCCGGGGTGAAGGTCGCGCGGCTGTTCCGCAGCGACGTGGCGTAGGTGCGCGATGCTCGAAAGCCAGGAACTCGAAGACCTGCGGACTGAGGCCGAACTGGCGCTGCCGGATACGTGCACGATCCAGACGGCCACCGAGACAAACACCAAGGGCTCGGTGGCTGTGACGTTCGCCAGCACGTACACCGGCGTCGCCTGCCGGCTTGCCTGGGCCAACCGGGCGGTCGCCGAGCGGCAGATCGGCGAGAAGCTGGCCGCCATAAGCGAAATGGTGTTGACGGTGCCATTCGATCAAACGGTGTCGCCATCCAACCGCGTGATCCACGGTGGAGTGACCTACGAGGTCGTCGCCGTGGCCAACGACATGGGCTCCTGGCGCACGGTGCGCCGGGTCTACCTGAAGAGGTTGCAGTGACGCAGCCGGTCTCGATCACCCTGAACACGACCCGGCTGGACCTGCTCCGGGGCCGCCTGGCGCCGCGGGCGGCGGCCATCCTGGACAAGGTCGCGTTCGACGTCGAGCGCACTGCCAAGCCGCTCACCAACATCGACACGGGCGCCATGCGCTCATCGGTGTACGTCAGCGGCGGCAGCGGGCGCGGGACGCCTTACTCGCAGGCCGTGTCTGAGGCGCTGTCGCTCCGGCCGGAGGCGCGGGTCGTGCCCGAGGTGCAGCCGGCCAGCCAGTGGGAGCGCATCGTGGGCGTGGCGGTCGAATACTCCTATTGGCAGGAGCTGGACCACCCCTACCTGGAACCGGCCGTCCAGCAGAACCGCCCGCTGGCGACGGCCGCGTGGTCGGAGTTGTTCGCATGAACGCGCTCGAAGACGCCCTGTATGACACCCTGGCCGCCCACGCCGGCCTGACCGCGCTCGTCTCGACGCGCATCTACCGGCAGGCGGCGCCGCAGGGTGCCACGTTGCCGTATGTGCTCTACGAGCTGGTGGCGGGCGGCGATGAGAACTCGTCGCCCGTGGACAGCCAGGACCTGCGCTACCGGGCGCGCGGAGTGAGCGCGACCAGTTCGGATGAGGCCGGCGACATAGACGACCAGATCCGCGCCGCGCTCCACCGGCAGGCGCTGACGGTGAGCGGCTGGGAGAACTTCTGGACCAGCCGAGAAAACGCCTTCCGCTTCACGGAGACGGCCGAGGGCGTCCGCAGGTATCACGCTGGCGCGTCCTACCGCGTCCGGCTGGATAAGCAATAGCTTTTTTGTGGCTCGGGTGTCTAGCGTCACTAGACCCCACGGAGGTTTGAGAAATGGCCCAATACACTGGCAGCGCCCTGGTGGTCAACTTCAAGGGCACGCAGGTCAGCACGCGCGTCCGCACGCTGACCACCAACGAAGAGATCGACCTGGTCGATCAGTCCGCCGGCAACGACACCGCCAAGACCTACCTGACGGCGCTGGAAGACGGCGACGCCAAGCTCGAGGTCCTGGACCAGCGCGACGGCACGGCCGCCACGGCGGTGTGGAACCTGTGTGACAAGGGCGCCGAGGGCACGCTGCAATGGCAGCCCGAGGGCACCGCCACAGGCGACCCCAAGCACTACGTCAACGCCATCGTGAAAAAGCGTGAACGCGAGTTCCCCTACGACGATGTCGTCAAGGCGACGATCACGTTCCAGTTCAGCGGCGCCCTCACCGACACCGTCAACTAGGCAGTCACCGGGAGATACGAGCATGTCCGATCAAAGCAAGCCCACCATCCTGACCCGCGACCAGATCATGCAGGCCGCGGATCTGCCGACCGAGGTCGTGGAAGTCCAGGAGTGGGGCGGGGCCGTGGTAATCCAGGGCGTCGACCTGGCCACCGGCATGAGCCTGCTCAAGCAGATGGAAGACAAGGACGGCAAGATCGACACCGAGAAGTCCGCCCTGCTGGCCATCGTGTACGGCGTCCGCGAGCCGAAGTTCACCGCCGACGACATGGAGTGGCTGCGCGGCAAGAGCCTGGGCGCGGTCACCAAGGTGACGCGCGCCTGGATGAAGCTGTGCGGGTTTGACGCCGCCGCCCTGCCCGAGGCCCGAAAAAACTCCTGAGGGATAGGCGGCGGCACTTCCTGTTCCGGCTGGCGCGCGACCTGGGCCAGCCCTCGGTGCGCCGCCTATCCCTGGAGATCGCCAACACCGAACTCGTGGAGTGGATGGCGTTCTACGAGGTCGACGCCCTGCTGCAGAATGAAATGCGACACGGCAAGAGCCCGGCCGAGGCTCTGAAGATGGTCGAGGCCATCCTGGAGATCACCAAGCACTGATGGAGCACGCCGCACCTCTCGCCGCGATCGCCTCCGCCGTTCCGCCGGGCTTTTTCGGGCCGCTGGTGGTGGTGGTGCGAACCCTGATGGATGGGACGGTCACACGCGAGGCCATGCCGGCGGCGCTGGCGGTGCTGGAACTCGAACAGGGCGCGCAGAACGGAGTCACCGTGAGCAAAGCGCATATCGAATGGGGCGCGGTCTTGGACCGCTGGAGCTTTAGCCGCTGATGGCAACCGAAATCGCCAGCCTCTTCGCGCGGATCGGGGCCGACCTGACCGGGCTCACGAACGGCCTGGCCGGCGCCAGCACAATGCTGCAAAGCGCCGGGCGGCAAATGCAGGCCACCGGCTCGATCATGACGGCCGGGATCACCCTGCCGCTGGTCGGCATGGGCGTTGCCGCCGCCAAGGCCGCGATGGATTTGGACGCGCAGATGCGCAATATCCAGTCCATCAGCAAAGGCACCGACGCCGACATCGCGGCCCTGTCCGAGACGTTCGTGCGGATGTCTACTGACATCAACACGACCCGTGACAGCGCCGAGCGCCTGGCGGCCGGCTTCTACCAGATCCAATCGTCTGGCTTTGCTGGCAAGGAAGCCATGACCATCCTGGAGGTGTCTACCAAGGCCGCCAGCGCCGGCCTGACGTCCACCGAGGTGGCCGCCAAGGCGATCCTGTCCGTGCTCAACGCCTACGGCATGGAGGCCAGCGAGGCCGCCCACGTTTCGGACGTCCTCTTTAAGTCCGTGGACATTGGCATCTTCTCTTTCGAGGAGATCGCCGGCGCCATCGGCGACACCCTGGGCTCGGCGGCGGCCGCCAAGATCCCGATTGAGGAATTAGCCGCCGCCTTCGCGACCATCACCAAGGCCGGCATCTCCGCCGACGAGGCCGCCACCTCGATCAACCAGCTCATGTTGTCTTTCATCTCGCCGAGCAAAGAGGCGCAGAAGGCGGCGCAAGCGCTGGGGTTTGACCTGTCGCTGTCGGCGCTCCAGACCAAGGGGTTGGGCGGGGTGATCCAAGACCTCGCCAACCACACCAAGGTCCTGACGATCATCCAGAACTCGGCCAGTGACCAACTCAAGACTCAGATAGCCGACGTGGAGGCCAGCGAGGCCGCCCTTAAGCGCTGGAAGCTCGAAATGCAGGCCGCCGGCACGTGGACCAAAGATGCCAAGGCACAGTTTGAGCAGCAATCAGCGGCACTCAAGCTCCAGCGCCAAGACATCGAGGCGGCTATTGACGCCAGCGCCGACTACAACGTGGTCATCCAGAAGATGGCCGAGTCAACCGGCCTGACTGTCGAGGAAATGGCGGCCCTGTTCCCGAATGTGCGCGCCCTGCGTGGCGCGTTGGCCCTGGCGCGCGAGGGCGGCGCCGACTTTGCGGCCGACCTGGAGACGATCGCCGGGGCGGCCGGCGCCACTACGGCCGCGTTCGCGATACAGACAAAGTCCTGGGCGGCTCAGTGG